GCCCAACCCCCCGCCCGCCCCCAAACGTATGATGATTCCGAATCTTGGCCTGCCCATAATGCCTTTCAATATACACCCAAACCGACGTATTGGATAACTGCAAATAATGACGGGTATCCCATTAGTGATGGCATATACTCACAGACAAATACGTCTGGTGTGCGTCTAGCATCTAACACCGATTATGGTAAATATATAAAACTCAAATGTCCTCAACCATTTATCTTAACACGAATGAATCTCGTTGACCCCGACTCGTATCACGTTAAAGACTTTAAAGTGTACGGGTCAAACGATGATATTAACTGGACCGAAGTTTTATCTGTAACTGGTAGAACCGCGAGCGGACAAAATTTTGGATCATCTCATGATGCCGATACAACTACAAAGGCGTATAAAATATATGCTATGGTCATAACCAAAATCGCTACAACAACGGCTGCCTACATTCATATAGAAAATATCAGATTCTTTGGTACACCGGTATCTGAAGTTCTCCACCTACCAGCCGCCCCAGAGGTCCGGGTGGGTGGGTCCTTCGATGGAAAGATTGCAAACTTTAGGGTCTACGATAAGTACCTCCAACCCGAGGAAGTGGAAGAACTTTGGGATGCCCAGAAAGACCAGTTTGGTCTCGTCAAATCAACGGTGACGTTCTACAAGGGGAGGGTGGGTATAGGTACGACGGAGCCCAAAGGTGCACTAACAGTAGCAGATGAGACTATCGATTTCAGGGGGACTAGTGTATTTCCCCCAGGTCCAATGGATGCTGAAAGTACCAGATTTCCAGGGAATGGTACATTTAGAGTGACGAGTGGGTCTCTTTACACTTTGAACTTCGCCGGTGGATATTATCCGTATAGAGCATTCAGAAATACACCAAACGTTGACCAAGATAGGACGCTTTATTTTCATTCATTAAGTAGTATTTACAGTACCACAACTCCATTTGCAGCGCTTGAAACTCACGCTAATCCAGTAACCCCACGGACTACAAATATACCCGGTGTGGGTGATTCATTTGGTGAATGGATTCAACTTGAATGCCCATATAAAGTTCGACTCAATGAAATTGAGTTATCTCCCTATCATCGTGATCATAGAGACTCTATGCCGGGAGCTGGTTATATCCTCGGTTCTAACGATAATGGTGAAACGTGGGCAATTATTTATACATTTTCAGGTTGGACTGAACAAGATTTCTCCGGTGGGAGACATCATACAAGCAAACATTTCCCTATGAGTGATACGGGATATAAATTAATCCGCCTTCACGTAACTCATCTATCTGGAAGTACAGGGCACTTATTGATAGGAAATATGCGATATAGGGGTGTCGCCGTCCCCCCAGAGAAAGAATATTCAACTCTACATGACGGTGAACTACTTCTAACAAAGTCCCTAAATGTGCCAAGAATTGGACCACAATTGGGGAATAATAAAGTTCCAAGACGCGATCAACTCATTATTGAGTATGATTCATCGTTAAATATTCACGGACGATGGACTAGTGAATCCGCGATAGATACAAGTGGGCAGAGATTTAATGGAAACTATGAAGGTCAAGTATATTTCGATGACGCTGATCAGTCATGGTTTTTTGAGACCTCTGATGACTGTATAAATGTGAATTTAAAGGCTGGAAACGATGGGGTCGTCATACCAGACTATATTTTTCATAGTAATTTCCAACATACAGTATCATTGTGGTTTTATAGACATAATTCTACTAGTGGCCAAGCGGTATTCAGTGTGGGAGATAGTTGGAGTACAAATACACGGAGTTCTACTATAAGAATTGGCGACGGCTTTTTTTACTGGTATTTTGGTGGGAATTATCAACGTTACCGTTTTACCACAGAATCAGCACGATGGTATCATGTTGTAGGTGTGTATAACGGTAATACGGGTTTCGGTGGACGAAGAATATGGGTTGATGGGATAGAGTTGGTTCAAGAATACGTTAACTTAGAAGGGATACTTCCACCCCCACTCCACATTGAAGATATGGGGGGTGCAAACACTGACACTATCCGTTTTGGTGGTTTAATTGATGGAGGGAGTTGGGACTTCATGGGTAGAATGTCTGGTATACGCCTGTACAATTCTGCTCTAAACGAGGGTGAGGTGAAGCAACTGTACGATTTGGGGCGGAAAGGAACTGGGAACCAGGTAAATTTTGAACATACAGCTGTAGCTATAGGGTCCCATCAACCAAGGGCACTTTTAGATGTTGGTGGACACATGAGGGCGGTTTCGTCGACGGTAGATACCTTCACGGGGCAGCACTTTTGCGTCCCCGAGGGTCCCATGGGGGAGGGCCTCATCGTATCGGCTAATAAAAATCAGTACATCAAGATGAACGGTGGTCTCAGTACGGGGTCAGATGGGATTACCATCGACGAGTCCCTCCCAGTGGTAAGTCTATCTGGGACCTCCCAAGATAAAAGCTGCTTTGGGGTGGTCTCCAAAATTGAAAAGAGTGGGAATAGTCGTATAGAAAACTTGGGTGGGTTAATTTCTGAAACACCCAAGGTGCGCGGTGACAATAGAGTTGTCGTGAACTCCCTAGGGGAGGGTGCCCTTTGGGTTGTCAACACTGGGGGACCCCTAGAATCTGGTGACTACGTGACGACCTCTAACGTCGTGGGGTATGGTGAGAAACAAAGTGGCGAGTTTCTCGCAAACTATACGGTGGCCAAAGTCACGATGGACTGTGACTTCACGGGATCGAATGTGGCGGTTCGGGCCCCAAAGAAGGTCGAGACTTTGACGACGGTTACGGAGGATGTTTGGAGTAACCTCACAGCCTACAATAGGTCCTCTACGACGGAGACCCAATACATCAACGAGGAGAACGTGGTCCTCGATGAGGAACAGTGGTCTAAACTGACCACAGAGGAACAGAATACCTACTCCGACACCACATTGACTACATATTACCAAATTAAAAGGGGTGGAAACCTCCTAGATGAGAAGGGCTCAATCCAATGGGAAGATACAGACAGGATGAAACCGGGGTACAAGGTGAGGTACCTAGACGCTTCGGGTGTAGAGACCGATCAAGCCAATGTGGTATACACAGCGGCCTTTGTGGGGTGCACCTATCATTGTGGTTGAGTACAGAGTTTCTTTTCTTCCCCTATATTAAATGTCTCTAGAGGGCGTTCAAGGTTTTCTGGAAATTCCAAATGCATCTCTAAAGGTATCAGGGAACGTCCACGCAGATGGCCTCAAGTTGGGAGCGGTTGAATTGATTCCCTCCTACGACCTGGCCTCCGTCTCCAATGTCGGGAACACCACCACCCAAACGGTGCAGTTCACCAACCCCACGACCTCCCTAGTGGCCTCCTCCAACATCATGATGCTCAACACAGCCAACGCCCTCCAACAGGTTACCATGAGTGTCGGGGAGAATGCAGTACCCTACACGAAGCAGAGTCTGAAGATTTTTGAAGATAGTGCACTGGGTGTGACGCAGGCGTCGAACTACTACCTAGGAAAAGCTGTCACGGTGAGTGCGGATGGAACTATAGTTGCTTCGGTGGCTACCCATGATAACAATCCTGCGGGGGACAACGGTTCCGTCTTATTTTGGAAAAAAAATACGTTAGGGGAATGGTACGTGTATCAAATAAATCGGGATGCTACGAATCTATCCCCGAGTGGGCACTTGGGTAACTGGAATGGTTCTACCATGAGCATGTCTCGAGATGGTTCAACGCTTGTTATTGGATCACCTTATTCAGATGCGGTTGGCACAAACAGAGGAAGAGCATACGTTTATACACAAACCGCGGGGGTGTGGAATTTAGTCAAAGAATTATACGCCAGTGACGCGGCCGACAGCGACTTTTTCGGTTCAGGTACAAGTATTTCGAGTGATGGTTCTGTTATCGTCGTGGGAGCCGAGCGCAACCACGCTAATGGTCAAGCTGACCAGGGTGCTGCATACATTTACCATAAATCTGGGGGAACGTGGCCCTCTACACAATCACAAAAAATAACAATGGCAGAAAATGACGCTGATAGTTATTTTGGCATTTCTGTGGCTCTATCAGATGATGGGTACACATTGGTTGTTGGCTCGTCTCACCATGATAATGTGGCTACAAACGAAGGTGCTCTCTTTATATTTGAGAGGGGCTCTGGAACGTGGACACAAACCAAAAAAATGTGGGCATCGGATTTTGCAACAGGTGGCGACATGCTTTTAGGTCATAGTGTCGCAATATCCGGAGATGGAACTATTATTGTCGCGGGTGCATATGGTAATGACACCACGGGATCGAATAGGGGCGCTGTCTACATATATGTAAAATCTGGTGGTGTTTGGCCGACGACGGAGACCCAACTACTCCGAGATAACGATGCGAATAACGAAGACTATTTCGGTTGGCATGTATCCATGAGTCAAAGTGGGGATAGAATTATAGTTGGCGCGGAGAGGGACCATCATCCAAATATGGTCGGTGCTGGGGTAGATGGTGGTTCTATAGTGGTTTTTGACAGAATCAATGGCGTGTGGAACCAAACTAAAAAATTTTTTGGGGGAGGGAGGAACGGCGCTTCCTCCGAACTGGGTTTTAGTACAGCGTGTTCAAATGATGGGAATGTCTATGTTGGGGGCGCACCTCAGTCCGAAGTACAAGGAGGTGATTCCGGTCATATCATAATTTACGAAGAAAATGTATGGAAAGAACGCACTAAAACTTTAAACGTTGACGCAGCTCTCATTGCCCAAAACCCTGTATTTTTCAGTGCTACATGCTCGGCATATGAATTGAACGGTGGTCAGGTTATTCCTTGGGATATGGTGTTAATGAATCGCGGGGCTGGTTATGATCCCAATACGGGTGTATTTACAGCTCCGATTGCAGGATATTATTTTTTTATATATAGTACGATGGGGATCAATACGGCGGGTACATTAATGTTAACATTCCGTAAAAATCAAGTAAATTCGGGGAAATTTCACGCTTCATATAGCAATCCGACTGGTACTTATGACTCACAGTATAATCATCAAGCTAATAGTATTATAGTTGATTTAGAGGTTGGTGATACCCTAGATGTGTGGTTGACTGAAGGTAATTTTCATGAATATTATATGAAATATAATGGATTTTATTTATCCTCATAGAATATGAGTCTATTAAAAGTATTGGAAGAGCGGTATCCGGGTAGACCCTGGTGTCTTTGGACCCCCCGTTATGAAGATATTCAATGGAAGGACATACCGGAATCTGAGAGGATGACCAAGGAGGAGGTTGAGACGCGACTTAGGGAACTCCTCCATGAGAAGGCTTTCGATACACTTAGGGCTGAGAGGAACCGTCGCCTTGCCGAGTGTGATTACCTCTTCGTGTCGGATTACCCCCACGCCTCCCCAGAATCAAAGACGGCTTGGGCAACCTACCGCCAGGCCCTTAGGGACCTCCCAGCTACAGTCGTGGACCCAGAAAACCCGGTGTGGCCCACCCACATTTAATAACATGTAAATCATTTCTTACACTATATTAAATGTCCATACAAGGCAATAATGGATTTTTGGATTTGGAGAACGCCTCCCTCAGGGTGACTGGTAACGTCCACGCCGAGGGCTTCAAGGTTGGCTCAGTCCGGCTCCAGTCGGCCTACAGTCTTCAGTCTATCACGGGGGTAAGCAATGTCACCAACGATATGATTCAGTTCACCAACCCCACGAAGAGCTTTGACGCGACCTCGAACATCGAAGTTGGTAACGGAAATCTCTTTGTGAATACGACCACCTCCAATGTTGGTATAGGGACCAACATGCCCACCTCAACTCTAGATGTTCGAGGTGACGCGAGCGTCTCTGGGAACGTGAGCATCTCCGGTGTCGTGAGCGTGGGTGAAGTTACCGATTTTAGTTTTGGTAACATACCCACAATTAACTTTGACCAGGTCTCAAATGTTTCCCAAATTAAATCGAACTCCAACGTCGTCATGGAGTACAAGTTGTCCACCAGGGACTATGAAATCGAGGAACCAAGGGTGGCTATTGATAGCACCTTATCTGTTGGAGGATATACAGTGAGTGCCAGTAGTACATTTAATTCTGGAAGTACTGGGACCTATGGTCCCTGGGGTGCTTTTAATAAACTACATGATGCTTATGGATGGTCTTCTGATGGACATGGCAGTTCGACCGATACTTATAGCACTAGTAATGGTAGTCAATTACTGAATGTCCTACACCATGCGGGGTCTGCCCTAGGGGAGTGGATACAGTTAGATATGCCTTCCGGTATATTACTCAAGTCTGTCGACATTCAATCACGCGCCGAATCAGGTCGCTCAACTGAAGAAGGTTTTCCAAAAAATGTATACTTGTATGGTTCAACAGATAATTCAACGTGGTCACTCATTAAAAATTTTACGGCTGCACCCAAAAAAGGGGACAGAGCTGAAATTCACAACGAACTAGTATCGGTACAGGTGGAATATAAACATTTCGCATTGGTCACGAATAGTGTGTATGTTGGCGCCGGCAACTATCCAGCAGTTGGTATCGGTGAAATCCGCTACTATGGCACCCCCTTCACCGCAGACGTGGCCACTGGTACCGACGTTGTCCTCCACACCACCCCTAACGTCCCAAAGACAAACTTCTCCAACGTGTACTACGACGGACAGGACTACACCTCCATGCCCGCCACCGTGGCGGACAAGTCTGGGAACGGGCTCACCGGGACTCCCTCGGGTGGGGTTGGTTTTGATTCCACCTACAAGGCCTTCACCTTCGATGGGTCTTCACAATACATAACTGGAGCACACGGGTTACCAACCGGATCCGTTCCAGTTCATACGATTTCTTTGTGGTTAAATGCGACGGAGACGACTGATTATACATATGCTGTCCAACTGGGTCAAGGAGGTACTTCTCATCAGCAGTCGGCTATTATATTTTATGAGAACAAAATCAGTCACGCACATTGGGGTTCTGGTGTGTTATCAGATGTTACTATTGCTAAAAATGTATGGTATCACGTTGTCGCGGTATTTACCGGAGGAAATGGATCCGATTTATCAAAGCACAAAATATTTATAAACGGCGAAGACGGGGGTGTAGGTCCGTTCCCTGGTTCCACTGACGGACCTGTCGTTTTAACCGGATCGCAACTTACGTTAGGTAGAAGCGAAAATGGAGGTGGTACACCTGGTAACTATTTCAACGGTTCCATCGCCAACTTCCGTCTCTACAACAGGGCCCTCTCAGCGGAAGAGATCTGGGAGCTCTACGCCTACCAGAAGGAGTACTTTGGGGTCAGCCCAGACGTGGTGACCCTAAAGGCTGGGAGGGTTGGCATCGGGACCTCGGAGCCCAGGGCCGTCCTAGACGTGAGGGGGGACATCAGGGGTGGGTGTCCGGTGTATTTTGAAGCACATCGAGATGCTGCTAATAATACTGGGGGGGATCCTATAAGATGGAACGTCGTTGTACTAAATAAAGGTGGTGGGTACAACCCAAGCACCGGTCTTTTCACCGCACCAATAAGTGGTGTATATAACATTAGTTTTTCTGCTCACTCCTCTGGGGGCGCAATGAACGTTAGGTTGACACGCAACGGTAGTGAAGTAGATGGAGGTTGGTCTTATGTCAACGCGGTATCGTATAATACATCAAAATCTATGGTCTTTAATTTAAAACAAGGAGAAACGGTGGGTGTTCGACTAAACTCCGGTGGGTTTTATGGACTGGGCTATAATAATTTTTCGGGTTTTTATATATCTTCTTAAATATATGGAACCCGACTTTGTATACGAGACATTGAAAGAATTAAAGTGTGATCCAGAAATTGTAATGTGTGAAATTAAACCCACAACCGATCAAAATGCAATTGCATATTGGGGTAGAACTTGGGAATCCATAAAGTTCCCCCCCGGCTACGAGAAGCCCCCAAAGGAGGCCTTCGAGGCGAAGTTGAAAGAGTTGGTGGACGCCCAACCTCTAAAGGACCTTAGAGCAGAGAGGGATCGCCGCCTCCAAGCAGTGGATTGGATGGCCACCAGGGCCTTCACAACCTCCACCCCCGTCCCAGAGACTTGGGCCACCTACATGCAGGCCCTCCGCGACCTCCCAGCCACCACTGAGGACCCCTCAAACCCTGAGTGGCCCGTCCAGCCAAGTCCATAGGACTTGTCCCCCCCATTTAATAACAGGTAAATCATTTCTTACCCTATATTAAATGGTTGTCCTTGATACACCAGCAAACAGCTTGGAAATCAAGAATGCCACATTGAGGGTAAAACGGATAGAGGCCACCAATGTTACGGTGTCATCAGAGTTGACTTACCCACCGGTGATTGATGGAGGTACAACAATTTCTGGGGACTTTGGGGTCAGTGGGAATACCACAGTCTCATCGAACCTAACAATCGGGGGTGAACTCACAGTTTCCTCGAACTTGGAGGTTGGCACGGCAAACCTCTTTGTAGATAAAGTTTCCGGGAATGTAGGTATTGGGACCAATTCCCCCGTAGCCAAACTCCACGTGAATGGTGATTTTTATACACCCGGTGCCACCATCCAAACAATTGTTGAAAATGTGCACAGAATATTTCTATACAACGGTCTAGACAATCATATAGAGTTATTGGACATCATGATACGACCAAAGTTTGTAAACTCAAAAATACTTTTACAGTGGACGATTAATGGTGAAGCTCACCATAGGTCTGTATATAGGATATATAGGGGGGATACTCTCATTGGTTATAATACAGAAGATCCTAGTGTGAATCATTGGAATGGTATCACTGCAGCTAATTATGACGCCAATGACAGCTCAACCCCCGAAAATATGTCTTTAAGTTGGGTAGATACACCAAATACAACAGATCCCATCATATATAAAGTATATTTACATTCTTCTATCGGTGGATCTACAACTCTATATTTGAATAGAACATATGGTTCTGGTGGAACGGGCAACTATGAAAATGGTGTGTCCTACAAGATGGCTACGGAATTAGCCCAATAATTCATTTCTCCCCCTATACTAAATGGTTGTCGGGGTGCCACAGGGTATACTTGATATTAAGAATGCCACTGTAAGAGTTAATACTCTAGAGTCCACAGATATTTCATTATCCTCAAATATAGTCAATTCGGTTGTAGTAGAAGGAAACACCGATGTTTCGAGGGACTTGGAAATCACAGGGAACGCCGCAGTCTCCTCAAACTTGACAGTCTCTGG